TACAAATTTTACATCTTACCGCCGCTGCAAGAAGGTGACGCCTGCTGCGAAGGCAAATCCACTTGCGAAAGATCGATGGACCTGTTTGCTATTTCGAACGGTGCCCATTACATCGACAACAAGCGAATCGGTTGCCCACGGATCATCAATGAAGAAGACTGCCCGATCTGCGAATACGCATTTGATCTGCTTGCCGAGATCGATGGCACAACTGTCGAGGGCAAGAAGAGGCGCAGCGAAATTGGCAAGGCTCTGCTCCCAGGCCAATACCACCTTGTGAATCTCTACTTTCCGAAGACTGACATCAATCCGGAAGAGGTCAGAGACAAGGTTTTCTGGTTCAATGCCCCGAAGACTATCGTCGACATTTGGTTGGAATGCCTCTATCGCGATGACGATGGCGGCGATCCGGACGACAAGTTAGCATTCGGCGTCTTCTTCGACGAGTGCAACGCCAACTTGTTCCAGCTGGAAGTCGTCAAAGACGGCCAGATGAACAGCTACAAGAAGTCGAAGTTTGTCGGTGTAAAGCGACCGATCATCGTCGACAAAACCGGCAAGAAGATCGATTCGCGGATTGCTGAGATTCTCGCCAAGCGGCACAACCTCTGGGAGAAGATGCCGGAAGTAAATCCGGAAGAGTGTGCTCGTGTTGCCGCTGCTCTCAGTGGTCGTGCCGCTGCAAAGGCTGCGCCTTCTGGTGGATTCGACCACGACGAAGACGCCACTGCGTCGGAAGAAGCACAAGAATCGGCCCCAATTGC